ATATCATTTGTTGCAAAAGTTCCCCTATCCATAGTAATTGGAAGAAGTTTTGGCACAGCATATGCTGTCATGTCTGTGTTTTCCATAAACACATAATATCTTGTATTTGGTTTTAATCTTTTACCAACAACTTCAATATTTCTAGATCTTAGATTATATAAAACATCTACCCCAACAACTTTATTACCTAAATCAATTACTTGATCAGTTGGAGTTAATTCAAGACCGAATTCTCTTTCTATACCTGTTTCTTCAAATGTTTGCTCAATTGTGTTTAGTAATTCTGTAGTTATAGTTGTAATTTCTCTTCTTCCTCTTCCACGCATAGATTCTACATCTATATCTTGTGAAAGAACAGTTGAATCAATTAATTCTTCACCCACAAGAGCAGCACTATCTCTACCATTCCAAGTTTGTTCATGAGAATTCCAGAAACTTGATGCCATACCACCGTTTTCACGTTGTTCTTCTGGAACTCCTAACAATTCTGCCATTGCAGCATATCCAGTGTCAATTTTAAAAATATCTGGTGCTCCCAATGGAACTTCCTCAATCCAAAAATCAGATTCTGGATTTAATTCAATAGAACCTGCATAGAGAGCTATATGGAAAGGATTAAGATTTTCTGTTGTTGTTGCAAATGGTTGAGATAAAAATTCAACTTCAGTATAATCTAAAGTTAGTGCTGGCCCACCTCTTTTGAGATTTCCATCAACAAAGTCTTCTGTCCATCTATAATCAGTTGTTACTGGATTGGAAATTGTGCTCTTAGTTTCATAAATTAATCCAACATTTCTCTCTGTTGATCTCGGTCTGCACTCACTTTTTTCAAGATCGATATCAAATTTAGACTCGCCTCTTAAATTATGTGATGCATGGTTTCTGAAATTATCAACAAAGAAACCTGACTTAAATTTATCTAATCCAGTATTTGGATCCTTTATTGATAAATTTTTTGTATCAGTTTCAAGAAGAGATAAAGTTGTATAATTTTCAAGATTTTTAATTCTATGTTCGAGACCACCAATATCTTTCATGGTATATCTCTTATGTGGTATTGTTTTTACAATTACCTCTTGGTTAGCATTACGAACATATGGTGGATATGAAATAGATGCAACTTCAAAAGCCTCTTCATTTGGTAAGGGTAATCTAGGAGTTCTTGCAGATTTTCCTTCTTTTACTGTAAATATTCCATCTTTTGTTAAATATAATCTATCAATTCTTCCTTGATAATATGAATAATCAACTACCACACTTTTATTCGATACTATCGATTCAGATTGAGAACTATTAAAAGATCTAGAAGCATATGAAAATGGTGAATTACTTCCCCCAGTGTATGGTGCAACTCTAGGTCTAAAATCTATAAAATCAGAAGCATATCTATCAACTACAAATGGTATGTCTTTAGAATAATTAAGTGTAACATAACTATTAACTGTCTCAACATTTCCTGTAGATTCACTATTCAATAAATTATCAAAAATAATTTTTAACTTACGAGTTGGATTTTCTGTGTTTGCTTTTCTTACAATTCTAGAAAAATCTGCAAATTCTAATCTTTGTCCATCATCTAAGGTGTAGTTATCTTTTATATTTCTACTACCAGGAACTAATGTAGTTATTGTGGCTAGTATCCCAGAGGTTCCCAGAGTGATATTTTCACCAATTTCAAATGTAACATCGTTTTCATAAACAAAAGACAACTGAGTTGCTCCTACTACCACTACACGAGCAACTGCACCTGATATATTACCAATAAATTGCTCTCCTACTAATACATTATTAGTAAATGTATCACTTTGATTACTAACTGCAATAGTTGGTAAAGTAGGAGCTGAATTACTATCAGATTCAAGCACTGCTAATACACGAGTTACTTCAGGAACATTTAAAGATATTTCATTATCTTGAACTCTTGTTCCATAAACATTACTTACAGTTAATCCATCATTTTTTGTAAGAGTTGTAATACCAGATGAGGCATCACTAGAATTAACTACATCCACAACATTACATCTTACAAGAGATTTTTCTTTTGAAGATATTGAGGTTCTTTTCACTGCAGCAGTTAGTACAGCAGATGTACCTGAACCACCTGCTACAGATAAACCAGAAATTGTAACTGTTTTTCCTCCTGTATCTACGTTAACCATTGGAGCAAAAAGTTCTTCAACTTTACCAAAATCTGAACTGGTTTGAAGTTCTAGGGTATAATTTGATGATGTAAATGGTTCAAAAAATAAATCAGTAGTATCCCCACTACTCATATCACTAATATTAAAAGTGACAGTTGCATTAGAGAAATTAGTTTTTGTTCCTTGTTTTCTTGTAATATATGAACTATCTAAAATATTCATTGAAGAAATAAATTTGTCTGCTAATTTAACTCTAAAACCAGGATCATCTCCTCTAGTTAAAGTTGGAATACGAACAAGTAAATCAGTTGGTGTATTCTGTAGAACAGATCCTTTACAAATTCCAGGAACATCTGCTACACCAACAACTTGAAAATCTGTTCCACCAACACCAATTCCATTTACTCTCAAGAAACGAGGAACATCACCATCAGATGCAGCACTATAACTAATAATATCATTTTCCTTTATAACTGATCTAAAATCTTGGATTGCAGGCCCACTAACAGTTGCAATACCAGTATTTGAATCTGCAGCAGTTACATTAAATTCTACTGCTGTTTTGAATAATTGCTTATCACCATCCAATAAAGTATTAGCAGCAAATGTTGTATTTCCAGATCCGATTCCATCAGAACTATGAACTGCTTTGATATCTTCAAAACTATTATCTACAATTGCTGTAATATTATTACCAGATTCATTTCCATTGATAATTAAAGGTTCATTAAGTTGAAAATCTCCAGTTACATCACGAAGAGACAATGAATTTCCACTATTTTTTGCTTCTACTGCATATCCCACGGATCCACTATACTTACCTTTAACATGTGCATCTGCAGGTATTTGAATACTAGTTGCTGAAAAACTATTTGCAACTGTTAAAACAGTGTAAAGTTGAAGATCATAAAATTTTAAATCAAAAGTAGTAACTGCAGCACCAACAGCAGTTTTTCTACTATAATCAAAAGATCTAGCATCTCCAATTATAATATTATTACCAATTAAAGCATGATCAGCAGAAACACTCTTTTGAGCATCTAATCTCCTACTTAGAAGTTTAAATTTAGCATCATTTGAAAATCCGACTGTTGGTGATCCAACAATATTTGTAATTGTTAGTGAATTTCCTATTCTAATTGGAACACTTTGATTTTCTATTAATTTTGTTTCTCTTGGTTTATATACATCAATAGATGATGTTGAAAATTTATCAACTTCATACCCCCTTACATATGCCTTTCCTGAAGAAACTTGCAAACTTATAATATCATCTGATGGTGTGTTTCCATTTTGTGTTTTTTGTGTATCAAAATATATTCCTCTATTACCTAATCTATCATTAAGTGATTCTCTCACATTAATTGAAAATGGTCTGATATAATAATCACCAGATTCATCATAAGTTCTTCTTGCTAACTCTCTTGCAAATACATTATATTCTGTTTTTGTCACCATTTCTCTGACAATACCAGATTCAACTCGTAAAAGTTCAACGAAATTTAAATCCTCAATATCGTCTAAAGATTTTTTATGTAAAGTTGTTGAAAATCTAAATCTATCAGCACCTGGAGCAGCTTCATTAGAAAATCCCTTTGCATTATCATATAAATCAGAATTAACTGATGATGGCCCTATTGTTTCTTCTTTTAATAAAAATCCTACTCTGTAACTGGGTGAATTATTATATTGATCTAAAATTACTGTTGATGAATTTGTTTTTACAAAAAATCCACGTATAAAATAAACACCTTCATTTACTGAAAATGATGATCCAGTCGCAGTTGATCCAGAAATAATAGTTCTCGCAAACTGACTATTTTCTGATATACTTGTGTTTAAATAATTAATTGTAGATAGAGTTATTAAATTTTCACCGTCTTGAAATACTTTAGATATTCCGTTTGAACCAGATTTTGTATATTTTACATATAATGTATCAAATCCATCGATTGATTCTGTTGCAGTTATTCGATTAACTACAGTTGCCTCTACACCAGATGTTTCTCCTCTTATTTCTATTTTATTATCTGCTAAAAACTGAGTATATGCATTAACTGGGATATTTAAAAAGTTAGGATCAAGTTTAACCGCAAAATACCTATCATCATAGAAAGTACCACCTGGTATAATCATTGATCCTTCTTTAAAGAAGTGTTGCCCAAATTTTTCAATTTGATTTTGAAGGATTGATTGTAATGTAGTTAATTCTCTTGCTTGTACGGGAAAACCAGGTTTAAATAAAACCTTGTGATAGTTTTTACTATCAACAAAATCATCAAAATATGGTGAAACGTTTAAATTGGTATTTTGAGGCATCGGTTTAGAACTCTATAACTATTTTTACTTCTTCTTTTTGTGAAGATGTTCTTGTTACTGGTGCTCTGTTATCTATGTATATGATATCACCAGAATATTTTTTAACGTCTGGAGAAGCAACTCCAGATACAAACTGTTGCCCTAAATTAATATTTTTAGAACCAAGTGACAATGTTTGCCCATTAAATGTAGTATCGACAATAGGATGAACAGAATTACTACTGTTTTTTACTGTTGGATTGGTACCATCAGTATCCACACCAATGAATTGAAGTTGTTTAAACGAATAATCAGACCTTGTTGAAAAACCAACTGGTTGATAGTATCTCAATACTTGAGTGTTTTCGTCCCAACTAGCAACAAGACCAACTGCAGTTCCAGCTGCAGAAACTTGAGTAATTACTTCATTTTCAGTAAATGAATATGTGCTAACTCCAACTGCTTTTAATTTTAATGCTTTTAAATTAGTAGCAGTCGTACTATTTAGAAGTTCAGTTGAATCGTGTTTAATTGGATTTCTAACTATTCCCACACGAGAAAAATTATTTTGAGTAATATAATCTGCACCATCATCAATACTATTATCAAATTTTGAATAAAGCATTACTCTATAAGCACCAAGTTCTCGATAAACATCAGCACCATGACCACCTTTTGGTGGAATAATAACTTCAAAACTAGCAGTTCCATCACCAATATTTAATTCTTTATCGGGGTTAGTGCCTTGATTATATTTGCCATTAACAAATTGTACTGACCCATAAGTGTAACCAGAACCACCTGAAGATATTTCAACTTTTGTAATTTTAGTTTGACTAACAGTAACGAGTACTTCTCCTCCCTCTCCATCACCAGATATTGGAAGTAAAATTGTTCCATCAGCATTATCTATTTTAATGCTATTCCCAAAATTTGTAACTAATACTGCTTCTATTTTTCCATCTACAGCAGCATCCTTTATATTTTTTGTTGTTGTATCACCCCACTCTTTTGGTAGAGGTATATACTTATCAGTAACAAATTTAACTATGTCAGATGGTGAAATAGTAAAAAGATACTTCCATTGATAACCATCAGAACCAATTGTGGGAACATTTGTTGAGATATGAGTGGGTTCAACTTTTGATGGTTTTCCCTTTTTATTATCTGCATCCTGTCCGTTATTAATACAAACATATACCTTAAATTCTGATGTAAGTATGAAATAATTAGATGGATAGAGTGATGTAGATTTTGTTTGAGGACTTATATTCTCTTGTGTATAATTATTTTTATACATCTCATAGATAGTCTCATTTTGCCAATTTAATCTATGAACGACTCTTCTTACATCATCTGGAGTTACTTTCTTTAAAAACAACATACTGTCGTAGAACCTATTCTCCTGACCAAAAGAATCCGTAGGGTTTGGTGTTTCACTCAACCATCTTGTATTTCCATATTGTGGCACATCGGTATAAGTAGGATTTGGGTGTCCTAAAAACGTATAATAATTGTTATTTCCAGTTGTACCAATACCTACAAAACTGTCTATAAAAGTTTCTGCGTTTAAAATTCGATATTGGTCAGTGATTATTGCTGGCATTGATATCTATGATTTTTGATTATTTATACCTGTTGTTAATATTTTGTTTTTAGACCAAAAGTCCTTATCACTTGAGCAGAGGTGTTTATACCCAAAATACCATTTTGATTATGGAAAGTGAATGATTTTGACTTAGTATTTCTGGAGACATTAACAAATCCCCAGCTGTAATTACCTAGAGTATGGTAAAATGGAGCACTTGATGTAATTATTCCAGAAATTGATAAAACATTAGAGAATACTCTAAGTGTAGATGAACCTATTGATACTATATCTTCAGCAAAATAAACATTATCTAAGAAATTAGTTCCCACACCAATGGTTTCTGGCCCAGATGTAGTGGTTCTAATTCCAGTAACTCCACTAGAATCACTTCCAAAAAATGTATTTTCTATTACAAAATAATCACCAGTAGAGATACCGCTTATTTCCCTCTCATTATCTTCTATAGAATTGGTATCTTGTGGGTAAATATCAGAACTTGTTCTAATATCAAAAAATATTGCTGGCCCAGTTGTGTTTATTCCAGTTGTTAAAGTGCCAATTCCAATAATATCACCATAGTCACCTTCATAAGTTACACTTTCTATACGTTCAACTGAAGGTGTTGATCCTAATGAAACAATCGTAATATCATTTTGATTTTGCTCTAATCCATCAACCTCATGGAATGACCAAGTATCTTTCACATAAATTTTAATGTCTGAAGGAGAAACTGATTTTATAATTCCAGATGTTGGTGATATTTTAGGTTCTAGATAATTTCTTTCTTTAGAAATTTTTAAACCATCAATTACCATATCTTCAGTTTGTTTTCTCCACACTGTTGGTCTATTAAATTCAGAATCAGTTGATATACCAACATCATAATAAGTTTGTGTTTCTAATGTATCTGCTGCTATTAGTTCATATACTACTCTATTTTCTTGTCCAAATACACCCTCAAAAGCTTGTAATCTTAATTCATCACCTGGTTTTATTGTTTCATCAATATTAACGGAATTAAAATCTTCTGCAGATCCAGTGTAAAAATATACCTTACAAGTGCTTCCCCTTTTAGGTGCTTCTCTAAATGAAAATCTAGTACCACTGGTAAATAAGTAGTCAACACCTGGTTTTTGTAAAACATCATTAATAAAAATTAAGAAATTATTTTGTAATATAATTCCTGATCCCTCTTTTGCAACAACACTATAATATTCTGTGGTTTCTAGTGATCTTGTTATTAAAAATGTTTTCCTAAATCCGTTGAATTGAGGAGCAAAACTATCAAGTTCAATTAATTGACCAAAACACCATCCAGCAAATTTATCTTGGAACTTATTTCTAACAGTTATTTTAAATGTTGTAGTTGCAGTTCCTGTTTGGAATGGTATAGATGTTAATTCTAAAACATCTCCAATTTCATAACCTATGCCACGATTTGCCATATCAAATGATATTACACTACCACCAGTTCCTACTACAACGTCTATTTTAGCACCAGATCCTGTTTGTGTTGGTGATCCTCCAACATATGTTAATGGAAGATTTTTATAAGGACTTGGGGGTTCTACAGTGACAAAATTTAAACCTGTTGAAATTCCTGTTGATGTATAACCTGTGCCAGGATTATTGATAGTTATAGATGTAACCACGCCAGCAGTGACAAAAGCTGTAAATGCAGCACCAACTCCAATGGTTGAACCAATTGATACTAAAGGATTGGATAGATAACCAGCACCTCCAGTTTCGATTCCAACTGATTGTATTGTTCCAGCAGCAGAAACCACAGCACTGAATATTGCTTTTCTTGGGAACTGATATCCACTTCCGATTTCAACATCAAATTCATTTATAATACCACCTCTCGGTAAATCTTGATTACCACTTGTTCCTGTAAAATCAACAGTTTGACCAGTTCCAACTAACTGATAATCAGAAGCAGATAATGATCCTGCACTTTCATCACTGTTTAAGAAAGGTTTTTGGAAAATATTATTGATCAAGAAAGCACCAAAAGATGATTGAATACCTATAACTTGTTGTCCATTTGTGCTTAAATCAAATTTATCGGTAGAACCGTCAAATCTATCAGATATATCATCAATAATTGCATTAGTTGAATAATCTAACCTATAATATGCTCTTCCAGAAAAAGTGGAAAAAGTAGTTATTCCAGATATTCCTGTTGGCCCGTATGGTGCTTCGGTAAAGTAAATCACTCCCTCTTTAATTCTGTAATCACCTTTTAGTACTGTTACTCCTGCACCAACTGTATGTGCAGTGGCAACAGTTCCCATTTGACCTCTTTCAACACTTAAAGAATTGGTTGATCCTACTCCAACAAGATTAACTTTTAATATTTCATCCTCTATCCTTAAAAGTGATTTTCCAGAAATATCTGAAATATCATTTAAGAAAACAGATGTACTACCTACCCCAACAGTAGTTGCAAGACCAACAGAAATTACTGTTGTTATTCCAACTGGACTTTGAATAACATTATCAATACTAATTAATGATCTAATAGAAGAATTTATTGGTGGAACAGAGAATGAGTGTGTATGTCCAATTCCTGCTCCCCTTGTAAATGAAACTGCAATTCCAGAATTTGCAAAACTAGCAGCAACTGCAACTTTAATTGTACTATCATCCTCTCTTATTGCAAAAACAGTGGATGGTAATAAATCAGTTAAACCTATTCCTGTAACGCTAGTAGTTGCTATTCCTATGGGTTGATTATTAAAGGGTTTATAAATTAACTCTTCGCCAGTGTTGAATTGGTGATTAGGTATTTGAATATTATGAGTTGTAGTGGTATTAACTCCAGTGGCAGGATCAAATGTTTTATGGAATAGGGAATCACCATTAACCGTTAAATTAAAACTAGATATTCCAATCACTCCTCCTCCAATAGTGGTCACTATACCAGTAAATTGAGAACTAATATCATCAATTAATAAAACTTTATTTGTAACTGATTCATTATAATCTGTTAAAACTTTAGAATTAAAGGAAACTAATTTTGATAAATTAGGGTCATCAGTATTTTCAGAAACTAAATCATAACTGTATTCTTCATGCACTGAAGCTTCATTTTCAATATTAACATTTAAACCTACCTCTGCATCTGATTTTAGTATTTGCTTACTTTCCGTATGTATTCCTAAATCACAGAAATTTTTAAATCCAGAAATATGTGCAAGACTATCAACAGAATTTTTCCATGTTAAGTAAGGAACCTCACCTTTAATTGAGTATGCAAATCTTTGATAGTAATCATTATCATGAAGTTTTTGAATATTTGAATTTAAGATTCCAATATTAGTTTTCCAATTATTTTCTTTTTTTGCTGTGCTGCTGACATCCAAATCAAAATCAAATTTAAATTGATTAGTAACTTTTGATTTACTATTACTAGATGATCCAAAAATATCATCATTTTTTTCAAAATTGCCTTTTACATCAAAAACTTTTAGTGTTTGTGCTTCTGAATCCCATCCCCTCTCGGCAACTATACCTGAAACATTTTTTCCAGTTACAGTAATTAATTCATTTTCAAAAAATGAAATTTTTTCAAATTCAGGTTTAAAAACTGCTAGATCACCTTTTTTTATAACTCTACCAAAGTTATTATCTTGCTGATAAGTTCCTCCAGTGCTTCCTAAACCAACCAAAGAATATGAAACTGTTTCTACACCACCTTCAGTGTTGATACCAGTCACTGTAAAGAATTTATAATCATAATCACTAGAATTATACCCGTCTGCATCATCAGTTATTTTAACATTTTCAACAAATATTTCATCTCCCTCTTCAAATGGGAAACTACCACCTTGATTATAAAAACCACTACCCTCTGTCGAATAATCTGCATTAGGAGCTCTTAATGATAAAGTTACAGTTCCAAGACTGTTTGTTTCAGCACCAGTTACAACAACTCCATTTGAATTTATAGTTGGAACAACTCTTACATCTCTTGTTAGTCCGCTATCATTAGATAAAATATCAACATTTTTAACTGAACTTCCATTTATTGAAGTTCTAGTTACTATGTTTGGATTTTCAATAACTATAACTTTTGGTGGAGTGGTATAATTTTTTCCTCCAGATGTTATACCAATTGATTTTAAAGTAAATATGTTTTTTAATTCTAAAATTACGTTACTATCTGCTTTTGGTTTTAAAGTTTTATCTGGAGAAAATTCACCACCTTGATCCAAAACTCTTGTGTTATTAACAGTTCCAATATCACCACTCTCTACTTTTAAAATTGCATTAGATCCTTGAGTTGATGCTATTGAGGTTAAAATTGGTAGATTTGCGGATTCAAATCCACGATTTAAAATGTCAATATTGAAAATTCCCCCAATTTCTCCTGTAGATTTTGTGGAGTAAAATGCGGATGATAATCCAGAAGATTGATATGAATTAGTTTCTGCGATTCCTGTGGGATTAAACTCAATGGTTGTCGTTCCTATTCCTGTAACCTTAAATGAATTATTAAATTCTGAATTTAAAATTACAATCTCAGAATTATTTGGAACATCATCATTTACAAAATTAGATAATGTTTTTGTGAAATTACCTTCTTTTCCTTGTATCCTGTAGTAAAATTTATTTGGTAAAGAACTTCCAATAGAGATAATTGTTTTAGTTTCACTGTCACCATCACCATTAATACCAGACCTTGATATTAAATTACTGTTTAATGGTGATAAGAAATTCTCATCAGTATAAAAATCTATGTCAAAATCAGTTAAACTTGAATCTGAAGTTAAAAATTCTGCTTTATTGTTTTTATAAAATTTAAGTTTTGGATTTATCTTTGATATTTGATGAGTTGGAGCACCAGTTGTTCCAATTCCAATATAATTATATGGTTTTACTATTAAATCACTAGCATTTTCTGCCAATCTTATCGTATCTATAGAATCGTTTATTACATGGTAAATGCCATTATCAACTAAAGGTGTAGCTGGATTGGAGGAATTATATACAACTATATCTCCAGTTTCAAAATCATGTTCATTTATTGTAATTTTAGATGAAGTTGTCCCTATTCCTATGTCAGTCGATCCAAATGAAACAGGATTAACAACTAATTTTCTAATTGTTTCATTGAATCTCAAGTCAAAAGTTTGTGTCCTGTCTGATGTGATGTTTAATCTAAATTCATCACCAATTGAAAGACCATGATGTTGCCCAGTTGTATTTGAAGTTGAAACAACTACTTTACCATTTACTCTTCTTAATCTTCCTGTTATGGTTTCACTAAGAGTTTCTATCTTATTGTTATCTCCAGCAGTAGTCAATATCTCTTTGAAAAATATGTGGCTAGTGTTAAAACCAACTCTATCTCTTTGAGTAGATAAACCGATATATTCAGTGCTTAATTTTACACAGAAAAATGTATCGAATGTTGATAAATCAAAAGAATTAGACAAATCAACATTTGAAGATCCGATAATAGTCGATCCTAGAGAAACTAAACTAACTTCCTCACCATTTTCAAAATCATGATTTGGTAAATATATTGCTTTTGGTGGAATTGATTTAAAAATTGTTCCTATACCTGGATTAGTTCCTAACCTTCCGACAGCTACTTTAGTAACAGTAGTTCCAATTCCAACTGATTTTAATCCTTCAAAATATTTTACTTTTGGTAAATCAAAGTTTTTATCTACCAAAGTTTTTTCAATTGGGTATGTAAATTTAGTATTAGACCGAGTTACTATAGATCCAGAATTATGTGCACTAGGAACTGTAGAATTATGTCCTCTTATTACTCTATGACGATTATTTACATCGTCATGATCAATAATTAAAAGTTGTTCAGACCCTATTTGCACCACATCATTTATTTTAAATTTTCTACTTAATGTAGAATCTAAAAATGATACAAATGTGGTAATTCCAGCAGTTGATGTATCTATATTTTCTGTAGTGGCTGATGTGAGTGTTTCTACATTAATTGTTCTTACACCTTCTATATCTTTATAGAGAGTTGATGAAATACCTGTGATTTCAACTATATCACCAGAAAAAAGTCCGTGAGGACTAGTTGATAATCCAGTAATTTCATTACCAATTATCGAAAACTTTAAATTATCAATATCTGTATTTGTTGTTCCAACTGAAACTATAGATTTTCCTAAAATTTCACTAACTCTTGCTGTTATGGTTGGATCATTAAATTTTAACTGATCACCAACTTTATAATTTGTTCCTGATTCTTCAATTTCTATTTTTTCTATGTTTGATGACTTAATTCCATCAACTTTAAGTAAAACATTTGAATTTATGGGATCAGATAAAAGAGGATATTTTCTTGTTTTTTCATTTATCCCTAAATGAGTAACATTTCTTTTGTAATCACCACTGTTTAATACTAGATCAGATTGTGTTTTAAATAAATCATAATTAAATTCATCTGTTTCATTTCTATGTAAAAACAGGTTCTAATATGGTTTCGTCAATAGGAGTAAAGTAAGCATAAGTTCCATTTGGAAAATCGTCATTAATTACAAATTTTCCATTATATTGATCTAAATCACCTTTAGAATTATATACGTAATCATTAGTAAAATAACCAAAAGGATAATTTGATTGTGGAGGCCTTATGGTAAAATCTGTTATAACATCTAACTCATAACTAGATTGCATAAATGTAAGACCTATTCCAGTGCTTTTAACACTAATTGGCCCATAAATTGGATTACCATCGTATGCCCATCCAATTATTTTTGAATGTTCGGTTGCAGAATTATCATCATTTAAATATTCTCTATATTTTTGTGGAGGATAAAATGAACAAACTTTATTTCCTGCATTTGGATAATTTGATTTTTTTTGAATCATTTCCAAATTAGCACTGTTTAAAACAGCATCATGTCTTTTAACTTCGTTTATATTCCACTCAAATATGTCAGCTTTGTATAAATCATCTTTTCCTGCAGGAACTACGTTAATTTCTGTATTAAATCTATCATATCCAGCACCTTGATTAATTATATTAACACCTATTATTTTACCCTCAGATACTCCCGTTCCAACTATAGATCTTAATTTAGCAAATTCACCAATTGTGCTTC